GAGCGACTGATGGTCGATCGCAGAACCCTAGTAACTCTTTGGTTTCTATAGGTATTTGTGATGTCGATACGGGCGACACTGACTATCTGGCTGTCTATCACAAAGAGAGACAAGACCCTGCCGACAAGTTCGATGCTTTCAAAAAGCGCATAGAGTCAGCCAAGCTACTGATCGGACACAATATCAAATACGATCTTCAGTGGCTTTGGTCGGTCGGTATCGATTATAGCGGTGACGTACATGATACCATGATTGGGGAATACATTCTTGCTCGCGGAGAAAGGATGTCTATCTCTCTAAAAAATTCATGTGAACGGCGCGATCTACAACATAAGAAGTCAGACATAGCTGAGTCGTATTGGGACAAAGGCATTGGGTACGAAGCTATGCCTTGGTCTATCGTAGAGGAATATGGCCGTGCTGATGTCGAGGCTACTCGTGACTTATACCTAGAACAACTAGGTGATTATATAGGTAGCCCCCTGCAAAGGACGCTACTGCTTACCAACAAAATGTGCGTCTGTCTAGCCGAAATCGAATACGCTGGGATGAAAATTGACACGGACGTTCTTAATCAGGTGGAGTTTGACTTCCGCCGAGAGAAGGCAGCAATCCAGCGCCGGCTTGATGAGATGGTCTACCATGTGATGGGGGACCGTCCGTTTAATCTAAGCAGCCCCGAACAACTTAGTCAGATACTGTTTTCACGAGCACCGCGTAGCAAGGACGAACATTACAAGTTCTTTCAGCTCGATCGCTGGTTTAAGCCACGGATACCTCCAACAAAATTTAAGCAGTATTTAAAAACGGGCTGTGAGTCGGTCTATCGGACGACGGGCATCCACTGTGTGACGTGCGACGGCAAAGGCAAAATCCATAAGCTGCGTAAAGACGGCACGCCATACAAAAATGCAATGACCTGTAAAGATTGCGGAGGTGCAGGCACCCGCTACGTGCAGACCCGCGAGATCGCTGGCTTTAAAATCAATCCACCAGATTACCAGTGGGCCACAGCCGGGGGCTTCTCGACTGACAAAACGAAGCTGCGCGTACTGGTCAAGCAACTAAAAGCGAAGATTGCCGGCAAATCGAATGCGAAGGTTGAGGAGGCGATTGAGTTTATCGAAAAGGTCGAACGCCTCGGTGCGCTTGAAACGTATCTGTCTAGCTTTGTAGAGGGAGTTAGGAAGCGTCTGCTAGGTAACATCTTGTACGCTGAGTTTAACCAGTGTAGGACCGCCACAGGGCGTTTGTCGTCCTCTAGCCCGAACCTCCAAAACATGCCGAGGGGCGGAACCTTCCCTGTGAAGAAAGCATTCGTCTCGCGGTTTGAGGATGGCGTGCTGCTGGAGTTTGACTTCGCACAGCTAGAGTTCCGAGCCGCTGCATTCCTCGCAGACGATGCGCGGGCAAAGAACGAGATAGAGACAGGCTTCGACGTTCACACTTACACCGCTGATTACCTGACTGAGCAAGGCCAGCCAACGTCTCGGCAAGAGGCGAAGTCACGAACCTTTGCGCCACTATACGGCTCTGTGTCTGGCACTCCAGCCGAGCGCGCTTACAACTTACACTTCGTGCAGAAGTATGAAGGCATTCGGCGCTGGCATCAGGAGTTGCAGGACTCCGCGATACGTCAGGGCGTGATACGACTGCCGTCAGGGCGCGAGTTCAAGTTCTCAAATACCAAACGAACGGCGTCGGGTGGGGCGACGAATGCCACCAAAATTAAAAACTATCCGGTGCAATCGTTTGCGACGGCTGACCTTGTGCCGCTATGCTTGGTAAACTTACGCAATGAAATCAAGAAGTTAGGACTGTCAGCCTTAATTGTAAACACCGTCCACGATAGCGTTTTACTCGATTGCCCCAAAGACGAGGTAGAAAAAGTCGAGGACGTGCTATCTCGGACCCTCTCCACATCGAGCATCCACAAAATAATTTCTGACTTCTACGATATCTCGATGACGGTTCCCCTCGAAATAGAACACAAAGTAGGGCAGAATTGGATGGAAATGAGTTGACATCTGGTTGCGTCTCAGTATAACTATACACTCTTGCAACGAGGATTTTTTACATGACTGCACTTATCATCCCACAGAACGAATCAGAGTACCACGCTTCCGTCGCCGCCCAGTTCGGCGAGCCGGAGCAAAGCAACCGGGACAGCATCCCCCGCATCCGTATTGAGCGCGACAACGTCGAGAATGCAAACGAGGAGCTTATTGTGCCGGCTGGATCTTTTAGCATCGACGATCCTGTCGCAGGCAAAATTTACGCGAAAGAGATTTCTTTCCGTTATTACAAGCACTTCTATCGATACAAACGATATGATGCTCATGCCGAGCGCATTACCAAAAATGGTGATAAAGCCACGGGGAAGTATATCCACAGTGTGCTAGTTACAGGCATGAACGACGAGGCACCATCTGACGACGGTAGTTTTCAATGCGGCCGTCCCCTGGGCTACATTGAAGACTGGAAGTCCTTGCCAGAGTCTGAACAGGACTTTATCAAAAGCTGTCGTCAGATGGTCATTTTTTTCGGAGAGGCCACAATCAACGGCGTCGACAGCGAGGGGAACGCTGTTATCGAAACGGTTCCAGTAGAGATGGAACTATCTAACAAGACGGCCGGCAAAACCCTGGTGTCTTTTTATCAGGACATCCATGCCAAAAAACGCACGGCTCCGAACTCTGTATCAGTTGTGCTAAAAAGCAAACGGGTCAAGGGCGGCGTTACGTTTTATGATCTTGTGCCTTCAATTAATAGCGCAGAGAACTTTGTCCTTGATGAAAACGCCATCAGCCTAACAGACCGTTTTTATAACTACGTGCGCGGCATCAATAGTTACGTGATGGAGAGGCACCGCGCGGCGATTGATGAAAACCAGAAAGAGTCTGACGATCAGTTTTTCGACATTAACAGCGAAGAGTAAAGATCATGGACCCGAAGCTGGCGCGTGTCCTAGGTTGGCTTCAGCGAAACTTGGCAGGCGATGTAGACATGGACGAGTCTACGATTGCCGCCGTCGCAGAAGATGTCAAAGAGGCGCTTCGTAAGCAGTTCTCCAGTAAGCGACGTAAAGACGAGACTTTCCGAGTCAGACCGTCGAACGCTGGAAAGCCGCTGTGTCAATTACAAATGGAAAAGTCCGGGGCCGATGCTGTCGGCACGGATTATAATTTTTTGATGCGAATGGTTTTAGGCGACATCGTCGAGGCCGTTCTAAAAGGCGTCATCAAAGAGGCGGGGCTGGAAGGCTACACAGGCACGGAGCGCGTCACGGCGGAAGTCGGCGATGGGCAGACCATATCTGGTGAGCTTGACCTTTGCTTCGACGATCGGCCAGACGACATAAAATCCACATCGGATTGGGCGTTCCGCAACAAGTTTACAAGCTGGAGCATGATGAAAGAGTCCGATCCTTTCGGGTACGTCCAACAACTGCACATCTACGCCCGAGGCAAAAAGCAACTGCCGGGCGGCATCTGGGCGGTCAACATTGCGACGGGCCAGATAAATCGTATAGAGTGCGACGATACCCCGGAAGAGCATGACCGTGTGATATCGAACGTCGCTGAAACAATTAAAGTCCTGGGCGATCCTGATGCGCCATTCAAGCGGTGCTTTACGGATGAAGCCGAGACTTTTTACAAAACAGAAACTGGCAACAGGAGACTCGGTAAAGAGTGTAGCTGGTGCCGTTTTCGTTTCTCTTGCTGGCCCGGTTTACAAGAGCGAGAGTCGGTCTGGTCAAAGGCAAAGAATAAGCCGATGGTTGCGTACACGCAGCTAACTAACTTTCCAGAGGAGGAAAACGCGTATGTCTGATGGTAAAACTACATACGCCGATTACACTGATGTAGAGATCGAGGATCTGTTGAAGACGGCTCTGGCGACAGTCACTGAGCTATCGACGGAGCGCCGGTCGCGTCAGCAGAAGGCGTTATCAGAAGCCCATAAAAAGTTGCGTGAGGCGCAGGAGCAGTACAAAACTGCCATGGGTTACCCATCGATGAAACTGACCAGTGGCGTCTTCACGTTCTAATTATCGCCTGGCAAAAGGTTTTCGTAGCGGCCTCGAAGGACGTATCGCTCTTGAGTTAGAGAGCGTGGGTATCACAGATTGTTATGAAGTGCTACGTATTCCGTTCGTGCAGCCGGTTAAGTCGCGCAACTACACGCCTGACTTTGTGCTGCCGAACGGCATTATTGTAGAGTCAAAAGGTATTTTTGCCGTCGCTGATCGACAGAAGCACATCTGGATTAAAGAACAGCACCCGGAGTTAGATATCCGTTTCGTATTCTACAACAGCCGCAACAAGATACGTAAAGGATCAAAAACCACTTACGGTATGTGGTGTGACGCAAACGGCTTCCTGTTCGCAGACCATAGCATTCCAGATGCCTGGATCGAGGAGAAGAGCAGTGCCAAAAAAAATAAAAAATTTATTAAATCTTCAACCTAATCAACTTGCAATAGTCATCGATGTCGAGCTTATTGCCGATGAGGAAGACGTCAGTTTTACCGTCATGCCGATTGAGGCGGATGGTCTCGACGTGCCAGAACACGTGCAGTATTTTTTGCGAGACATGATGCGCGCTATGTGTGCAGTGGCCTCTTTGCCCGATGGGGATCTCGAAGATCTTGTCCGGCAGTATTACGCTACCTTCACAGATTATGGTGAAGACGACGAAAACATCATTCCGTTCCCAACAAAGCACTGAGGTAGTAATGAAAAAATCAGAGTTGATTTTAGAAGAAGCCGTCTCGTTGATCGCTAAAGACCGCCACAACGATCATGGCCCGGCGGAACAGTCTTTTGAACGCATCGCTAAATTTTGGTCCCTTATCCTCGACACGACTGTGCGGCCACATCAGGTGGCGCAGTGTATGATCGCGCTGAAGCTATCTCGCATTAATCATACCAGTGTAAATGATGACAACTGGATCGACATAGCGGGATACGCCGCGCTGGGTGGGGAGGTCGCAAAGCACTTTGAAGTGCTATCGACAGCGATGGATATTGACGAGCTTCTTACGCAAGCGCACGCACCCTCCGAGTTTTTTGACGACCAACTAGATATATTCAAAGACACTTCTGACGAAGATATTCTTGTGTCGACCAGCGACATTTTTAATTTTGACTCGCTGGCAGACATCGACTTGAAGTCCGAAAGCCCCAAAGTGGACGAAAGTTTATTTTTCTGGGGCAGGCCAGGAAATGCCAAGGATTAATTTTAAGATCGGTCTAACGGTCGATCCAGAGTTTTATGTCACTCCAGTCGACGACGACATTGAAGAAGAACTAATCGATATAATTCAAGATCTACTTTATGAGGTAGACGGCGTTTTAGATATTTCTGTGACGCGAATAAAAGGTAAAGGAAAAGGGAGTGGCTGATGGCCTGGAAGAGTAACCAGAACCCGATGTTTAGGTCGGCGTTCAGCGAAAGCATTTTTAAATTAAAGTATGCTCACACAGGGGCCGAGACGATGGAGGCCATGGCCACTACAGTGATCGATGATGTGTGTGGTGATCTTAGGAGTGATGAAACTAAGATGATGCCAGACGATGAGCTAGATCGTCTGAAGGGGTACATCCGCGATTTAAAGTTTGTACCGGGCGGCCGCTATCTGTATTACGCAGGGCGCAAGAATCGTTTCTATAATAACTGCTTTTTGTTGAAGGCCGAAGAGGATAGCCGCGAGGACTGGGCCGCTTTGTCATGGCGTGCGGAATCTTGCCTGATGACTGGCGGCGGCATCGGCGTCGATTACAGTGTGTATCGGCCGTCTGGCGCAGCACTCGGTGGCACGGGCGGCCAGGCCAGTGGTCCCATCCCAAAGATGAAGATGATTAACTCTATCGGCGCGAACGTCATGCAGGGCGGCGCACGACGGTCAGCCATCTACGCCAGCTTGAATTGGCGGCACGGTGATATCCCGGCATTCTTGACGGCGAAGGACTGGGATACGATGCCGGTAGGCAACACTGGCCAGACTTTGAAAGACGTCAAAGAGGCGGACTTCAACTTCCCAGCGCCGCTGGACATGACCAACATCTCGGTCAACTACGATACAGACTGGCTGATGAACTATTGGAAGACCGGCGATGTTGGTGACGTCTTCCGGCAGAACGCGCGGCAAGCCTTGCGGACGGCGGAGCCAGGCTTCTCTTTTAACTTCTTCGATAAAGAGGACGAGACGCTACGCAACGCGTGCACGGAAGTGAGCAGCGAGCTAGATTCCGACTGTTGCAACCTTGCCTCGATCAACATGGGCCGCGTTCAATCGTTAGAAGAGTTCTCTGACATCGTCGAGCTGGGCACGAAGTTCTTGATTTGTGGCACTCTCCGCGCTGATCTTCCCTATCAGAAAGTTTATGATGTTCGTGAAGCGACCCGCCGCCTCGGCCTCGGCTTGATGGGAATGCACGAGTGGCTGATTAAGAAAGGCTACAAGTACGAATGCACGCCCGAGCTACATCAGTGGCTTTCCGTGTACAAAGGTGTGTCGGACAAAACGGCCGATGCATTTGCCGACAGCCTGTCGATCTCGCGCCCTGTCGCAAAGCGGGCCATCGCTCCGACCGGCTCTATCGGTATCTTAGCGGGCACAACGACCGGTGTCGAGCCGCTGTTTGCTGTAGCGTACAAGCGTCGTTACCTCACGGGCGGTCAGCGTTGGAAGTATCAATACGTCGTCGACTCAGCCGCGCAAGAGCTAATCGATCATTACGGCGTCGATCCTAACAGCATTGAAAGCGCGCTCGACTTAGCAGAGAACTACGAACAGCGAATCCGGTTTCAGGCGGACGTAAATGATTATGTTGATATGTCTATTTCAAGCACAATTAACCTGCCTGCTTGGGGCAGTAAACTCAATAACGAAGACACAGTCGATGACTTTGCTAACACGCTTGCAAGTTATGCCCACCGATTACGCGGCTTCACTTGCTATCCCGACGGCTCACGCGGTGGTCAGCCACTTACCGTAGTGCCTTATTCTGAGGCCGTCGATAAATTAGGTACTGAGTTCGATGAACATATTGAAACACATGACATCTGTGAAATCAGTGGGCAAGGCGGTTCTTGCGGTGTCTGACCGTCGTCGACCACGTCCAAAGAAGAAACGATGGATCAGGGATGCCTGGTCTGCCCCTATGCCACACGTATTTCAACAAGGGTCGGAGGGTTTCAAGAATAATAAATCTTGCCCTTTTGAGAAAAATACTATGGAATATAGAGAGTGGCACCGGGGTTTTAATCTTGCCTATTTTGTCAACATGAACAGTGCGAGGTAACCATGAAGGTTAACTTAAATATTGATCCTGATCTTAGACTGGGAGATCCGGGCAAAATAGTCCTATCTCTTTTTCACGAACAAAGTGGCCATGTGCTGGCGGAAAAAGAGTTTGATCTGTATGATCTTCTTACAGATTACATGAGCGCCAAGGCTCTGGCTTTACCCGGTAGCGATGAGATGCATATGTACATCCCAACTAGCGCCCGCTCTAATGCGGCTAGCGTCGTTGAGGGACTGTCTGATGTAGCGCAAGATGCCAGAGCCATGTATTACGAACTCACCGAACACAATATCCAAAACATTGCATCTGCTCGTGCGCTATGAAGGTCATGCTGATGGGTCCGCGCTGGCGGAATGAGGCGCTTGCTCTGTGGCTAACCCAACGAGGCCACTTGGTATTGATCGATGATGGTCGCAAAAATGATCAGTATTTCTTGGACACAAACCCTGATTACATAATCTCAAACGGGTACGGGCCAATTTTCACTGGTCGTGTAGTGAGGGCCTTCTGGGGCAGGATTATCAACATACACCCAGCGGCGCTGCCCTGGGGTCGGGGGATTTACCCAAATGTGTGGGCATTGTTTGAAGGGCACCCTATCGGCGTCACTGTTCATCTAATCGATGAGGACGTAGATACAGGCGAGTTGCTCGACGTAGAGTTCATGCCGAGATACGAGCGCGACTGGCGTATCTCTAATCCAAACGAGACGCTACAGACTTTCTACTCACATCTTTTGCGGCGCGTCGAAGCCTTGTTCAAACGTACCTGGGAACGCATTGAGGCGGGTAGCTGTCAGCCTTTCAGTCAAGAACCCATTGGCTATAACCCGTATAAGAATAGAGCGCAATCAGAAGAACTGATGCGACGTTTTACAGATAGATGGGATACCCCCATCGCGTTGGTCCAACTTGCAGGGGAGCATTTACGTGATCAGTGATTTTCCGCCACGAAAGGCGTTTGGCGACGACGAACGAGATGCAATCGATGAGGTGTCGACATACTATCGATATCACGATGCTGACCCAGGCTACAACGGCATCTTTCAGGACCAGTTCGAGAAAGACCTAGCTAATTTTTATGGCAAGGGCGAGGCTGTGGCTGTCAACAGTGGGACGAACGCCCTGTACATCGCTTTGTGTGCCTTGAGCCTGAAAGAAGGCCGAGAGGTAATCGTCTCTCCTGTGACGGACAGCGGCACAGTCCACGCAATTTTAGCAGCGAATCTTGTGCCTGTCGTCGCCGATGCCGCGCCTGGCAGCTACAACACTAACCTCGAACAGGTGCGGGACTGCACGACAGATCAGACGGCAGCCGTCATGCTTGTCCACACAGCGGGGGAGCCTGTGGCTGAAACGGCTGCGATCGCAGAGATGTGCAAGAATGCAGCGATACCCCTCGTCGAGGACGTCAGCCAAGCCATGGGCGCTCACATCGACGGCAGATTCGTCGGATCGTATGGAACATTAGCTGCTGGCTCCATGATGTATCGCAAGAATCTACAGTGTGGCGGCAGCGGTGGATTTGTTTACAGCACAGATCCTGACCTAATCCGACGGGTCATGGCGCACCGAGACAGGGGCAAGCAGACATGGCGCACAGACATCAATCAAAACGATCCTGGCACGGGCCTTTTTCCGGCCCTCAATCACAACTTCAATGAGTGGGAAAGCGCCATAGCCTCAGCATCGTTGAAGCGCCTGAAGAAAACAAACCTTGATCGCCTAATGTTTTTGTATGCCCTTCACGAAAAAATGCAGGACGCAAAGTGCGGGAGCCTTTTGCATGGTTTTCATACCGGCTACGCGCCGTTCTACATCCCGGTCTGGTCACCATTCCAAGACAAAGTAGGATTTGCAAAGGCGCTCAAAGCAAAAGGTATTCCCCTGCTTGAACACTACGGATGCGTGGTGGCCGATTGGTTGCACGTCGAGAAGCATATCAACTGGTTACCTAATCACTCATATAGCGAGGGGGCGGTGCCGTGGGCCTCTCGTAGCCCAAACGCACGAACAACACGCGACAGTACATTCAATCTTTTCTTGAACGAAAACTACGACATCTGGCACGTCCGTCGTATTGTTCAGGCCATCAAAGACACGGAAACAGAAATGGAGGCTCGCGGTGCTGCACGCCGAAAATAAAACACTTTACGCCATTTACGATTTAGCAATAAGCCCCTGCACATTTGATTTTATGCAGGCGGCTGTCAACGCTGACATGGCACGTCGAGCAAATAATTTAGAGGAATTGCATTTCGTATTTATTCTTGGCCCTAACGAATCCTTCAGGCAGCAGACCCCGAAAGATATGGCACTGTCTCAAGCGGAAAAGTTGTGGCGTGTACGACAAATACTGACCCCTATCGCTTGGCTGATCCCTGCTTGCAAGGGGATTTCGACGTATATGAACCGGATTGAGGCAGCCAAAGAGATTGCGATGCTGCCTCCACCAATTCTGTTTCCAAGCAATTATCATATCAATCAGCCGATTAGTGCTTTCATGCTGTCGCAAGTTGTCGACATATACAATCAGG